ACCGTGGCCGATCCGCGAGAGCTCGGGCCGATCATTGTCGACACAGCGAATCATGTGAAAACGCCAGAATTTTTTACTGAAATTTTCGATGGCAACATTGAAGGCATGAAAGATTCATTCATTATGGTTGCATCGATTGATGACAAAGACACTGGAACCGCATTCGAAATGGGCTGGGCTTATGGAACAGGGATGATCCTTTTTTCGTTCGCGTTCGATGGCGGAAAAACGAACGTGATGCTTGGGCAAGCTGTCGACGGACATTTCACTTCGGTCGAAGAATTTAAACAATTTTTCACCTCAAATGCTGAAGAAATCAAAAACCGTAACAGCACTCAATTTTTCAGCGATTGGGCGGTCGAGGCGAATTTCGGTGCATTGAAGAAAGCCGAGGCCGATGAATAATCATCCGGGAAAAAACCGTTGCATTGTGTTCGACATTGACGGAACGATTTCGGACGCAACGCATCGGCTTCAATTCGCATACATGAAAGAGTGGGACAAGTTCAATGAGCTTGCCTCGCAGGATCCGGTCATTGTGAAACTGGCGGACTTCATGCGCTCGATAAATTGGATGACGAATGTTATCCTTTTCACCGGGCGCAGTGAAAAATATCGCTACATCACACTCGACTGGTTGAAAGATGCAGAGCTCGATGCATCTTTCGAAGAGTTGCTCATGCGTCCGGACAATGATTTCCGCCCGGACCATGAAGTGAAAATCGAACTGCTCGAAAAGCGGTTCGGTGGAAAAGAAGGGGTTATGAGAAGCGTCTGGTTTGTGGTCGATGACCGCGATCAAGTCGTCGAAGCCCTGAGAAACTATGGACTGACTGTTCTTCAACCCGCCAATGGAGGTTATTAAACTATGGCAAATGTACCTGATATGCTGCGCTCTGCAGCCAAGCTCTATGAAGACCGTAACAAAATTTACGGTGATAACTACAAGCGCTTCGGCCCGGCCCTGAATGGGCTCCTCAACGGGGTTGCGCTGAGCACTCCAGATGACTTCAATCGGTTTGGGATCCTCGTTCAAATTTTCTCAAAGATCTCGCGCTATTGCAATATGTTCGACAAAGGTGGTCACAATGATTCGCTGGACGATATTGCGGTTTATGCTATGATGCTGAAAGAGTTGGACTCCGGCGCAAAGGTGAATAAAATCACCGATGAAATCAGCTCGGCAATGATGCCGAAGGTTTCCGTTTTCGCAAGCAACCCATTGCTCAACACACCCACGGCAGAAGACCAATGAGAACGCTTGTGCTGGATACTGAGACGACCGCTCTCATAAAAAATAAGCTCCAGCCTCTCGACCGTCAGCCACGGATCATCGAATTCTTCGCACTGTCTTTGGACAGTGCGGGGGACGAGCTGGACACATTCAGTTATCTTTTCAACCCCGGCATAAAGATCGAAGATAAGATAACAGAAATCACAGGCATAAAACAAGAAATGCTGGATGACCAAAAGCCATTCAGTTCAATCGCTCAACACATCCTCGAGGTTATTGAGGTTCACGACGAAATCGTTGCGCACAATATGTCTTATGATAAGGCGGTGATCGATTTCGAGATGAAGCGTCTCGGCAAAAAGGTTCGGTGGCCCGAGCTGATTTGCACGGTTGAGTCGACGGAATACATGAAAGGCCACAGAATGAATTTGCGTTCGTTGCATGAGTTCCTTTTCGGGGAGCCATTCGAAAATGCCCATCGTGCAGAAAATGACGTTCGGGCAACAGCGAAATGTTTTCTTGAATTGAGGAAGATGGGTGTGGTTTAATCATGCGTATAAGAACGGGTTACTCATTCCGCACTGCGGTGGGGATGATTGAAGATGTTATGTTGCGGGTTCAAGAAACTGGGATGAAATATGCGCCGATCTCGGACAGAGCCTCGACGTTCGGATTTAATCGTTGGACAAAGCTCGCCAAGAAAGCGGGTCTGCAACCGATATATGGGGTCGAAATTGCCGTCACATCCTCCCTCAATGCAAAAAAGCCAGTGGTCGATCACTGGACGTTTTTCGCTCAAGATGACATACGTGTCATCAATGAATTGCTACATCTTGCGACCAATCAGTTCCGCTACGAACCCCTCCTCACCTATGAACAAGCCATGGGACTGCGAGGATGCACGAAAATCACTGGCAGCCGCGCTCTATTCGAACAATTTGAACCAAGGCCTGATATCTATGTGGGCCTCAGTCCCTCCGGATCAAAAGGCTTCATTTCGTCAGCCGCCGAACTCGGCCACCAATTCATCGCATGCTCCGACAATAAGTTCATTCGCCCAGAAGATGAAGGATTTTACGAAGTTCTTATCGGGATGGGGGCTTCTACCCAAACTTACCCACAATGGATCCTCGATGAAGAAGAATGGCGCAAGTCCGTCAAACGAATTGCCACGCCTGAGCAAATCGAAACGGCCCTAGACAACGCTCAGAAGGCGCAGGAAGGCTGCACCGCGAAACTGAGGGCCGGAACCCTTCTCGCGCCGCCTCGCCCGTCCACGCTCCTCGAGATGTGCAGGGAAGGCGCATTCAAGCTCGCCATCGACCTGACGGATGAAATTTATTCCGCGCGGCTCGAGCGAGAGTTGAAACTCATCGCGGAAAAAGAGTTCGAGGATTATTTTTATATCATCGCGGACGTGATGAAATGGGCGCGTCAACAAATGATTTGCGGTCCGGCCCGTGGTTCATCGTGCGGGAGCCTTGTTTGCTATCTCCTAGAAATCACCACGATCGATCCGATAAAATACAATTTGTTGTTTGAGCGCTTCATCGACATCACCCGCAATGATTTGCCGGACATTGATTTGGACTTTTCGGATCAAAACCGTCATTTAGTTTTCGAATACATGGAGGAAAAATATGGGAAGGAACGAGTCGCTCGACTGGGAACTGTTGCGTTATATCGCCCACGTTCAGCAATCGATGAAGCTGGAACAGCGCTCGGCATCCCGAAATACCTCTGCACTCGAGTGCTTGACAGCCTCATCATTCGATCTTCCGGAGACTCTCGAGCAATGCATACGCTCGAGGACACATTTACGACGACTGCTGCAGGAAAGGAGATTTTGGAAAAATACCCAGAAATCCTTATTGCAACCAAAATGGAAGGACACCCTCGACACTACTCGCAGCATGCAGCGGGAATTGTTGTTACTGCGGATCCAGTCACTGATTACGTGGCTGTCGACGCTCGCACTGGAGCAACTCAATGCGACAAAAAAGATGCAGAAGAGCTTAATTTACTTAAGATCGATGCCCTTGGGCTCACGCAACTTTCCGTTTTTGAAGATGCCCTCCTCCTTGCCGGAAAAGACATCCATTTTCTCGAGCGTGTCCCGTTGGATGACAAGCCTTCTTTCGAGGTGATCAATAAAAAACAGTTCTCCGGCATTTTTCAGTTCAATGGCCCGGCATTGCAGTCGATCTGCAACCAGATCAAAATTGAAAACCTCGAGGACATCATCTCCGTGACTTCGCTCGCTCGGCCCGGCCCGATGGCTTCCGGCGGAACGAACGAATGGACGAAACGGAAAAACGGCAAGGCGGTCGAATATCCTCACCCCACGTTTGAGCCATACCTGAAAACCACGCTGGGCATGGTCGCTTATCAAGAGCAGGTCATGCAAATCTGCCGCGAAATCGGCGACATGAGCTGGGAAGATGTTTCGACGCTCCGCAAAGCAATGAGCAAATCGCTCGGCAAAGAGTTCTTCGATCAATATGGCAACAAATTCAAAGAAGGTGCCATGCGGCGCGGAATGTCCGGCCCGATGCTGGACAAAATTTGGGACGACCTCTGCGCGTATGGAGCTATGTGTTTCAATCGCTCGCATGCGGTGGCTTATGGGATCATATCCTATTGGTGCGCATACATGAAAGCGCATTTCCCCCTCGAATTCGCCGCAGCCACGCTGACGCATGAGCCGGATCCCGCGAAACAAATTAAAATCCTCCGGGAAATGAATGAAGAAAAAATCGAATACATTCCGGTCGACCGCGAGCTTTCCGTGGACAAATGGACGGTAGGCTGGAAAGATGGCAAAAAGGCACTCGTCGGCCCGGTTCAAAATGTGCGCGGCATTGGGCCGAAGATGGTTCAGCAAATTATGGCTTCGCGAGTCAGGGGTG